CGCCTCCACCGCCAGCACGAGCGTCAGATCCTGTGTCTTCATCACGGCCGCCACCACCGCCACCGCCACCACCGAATCCACATACAATTAATCCACCACCTTCAATTGAGACTGCAGTTCCGTTATATTCAATTCCTAATGCACTTGTTCCATCTCCACCATTATCCCCATTATTTCCACCATCATTTCCCTCTCCACCATCTCCACCAGGCCCACCAGCACCTATAATTTTTCCTGAACCACCAACATCTAATGCCACTGAAGTTCCAGATTCAAATGATCCTGTTCTTAATGCACAATTATCTACACTACCTAATGCTGACCCGATTGTTTTATTAACTCTAATGAAAACTTTATGACCTGAAGAATCACTTGCATTTCTACTTGCTGCAGGACTTGTTAGCGTTCCACTTCCTACACAATTTACATTATTATTATTATATTCAGTTCTTGCATTTACTCTAGTGTTAGCACAATCTGTATGACAATCGACTACAACGTTTAGTTTTTTCCCATGAAAATCACCAAACTTTATTGTTCCAGATGAGGGAATGCCAGTATCTAAAGTGCTAAAACTTTTACCACCATAAGTTTCTGCACTAATTCTATAAGCACCAAGGTTATTGTTTGGAGCTCCACCAAACTCAGATTCTATCTCGCTAAATTTTATTGGATTTCCGCTAGTGGGTAATGCCATTTATCCCTCCAAAGATTTAACTTTAGTATCTAATTCTTTAATTGCTTCGATTAATAAAGGAACTAATCTGTCGTATCTTACTGCCTTTGTTCCATCTTGTCTTGTTTCAGTTACACCAGGTAGTCCGAGTGCTTCTATTTCTTGTGCGATTATACCAGTTCCTTCTTCACCATTGTAAATTGATTTTTTATTCCATGTGAAAGTATTACCACTGATGGAACGAACTTTATCAACCGCATTTGATATTGGAGTAATATTTTCTTTGAGGGTTGCATCGGAAGATGCAAACGCAGTGATATCACCTTGACATTTAAATTCTGGAGTGGTATTGGTTAATTTAAATTCTGCTATGTTAGTAAAACTACCTGCATTATTAGAACCTTGACCATCAATAAGAAGTCTACTCACATTGCTAGTATTTCCCGTTATTCTTATTGTAGAATCACCATTACTTCCACTTGCAGCAGTTGTTGTTAATTTTATTTGACCAGGAACTACTATATTATCTGCTCCTGGTATTTCTTGGATTTGATTTGCACTTGGATTTACAATCAATGGAAATCTATCTGCCATTTTTTCAACATACTTTTTCTATATTTATGCAGGATAGTTGACAAGTATATTTAAATGATGTATAATAGGTTTGTTGGACGCAACGTTGGGAGTGACTGAATAATCTTTCTGGCAAACGCTGGATAAGGTGATGAGACACAGGTGGTGCTGCTTCGAGAGAAGAATCGACTTACCAGTCGGGTCTCAGGCAAGAACGTATTTTACTCTGTAGTAATGCCCGTTCTTTGTTGGTATACAGTAATCCAACCTCCCTTTTTATTATTTTATCTTTTCAAATGCAAATTTTTCTAGACACCGCTGACACACAAGTTATTCAAAATGGATACAATACAGGTTTAGTTGATGGTATTACAACAAACCCCACATTGATAATGAAGAGTGGTAGAAATCCAGAAGTTGTATATCAAGAACTAATTGATATGGGTTTTACAGATGTGAGTATGGAAGTTGTCGGTAATAGAAAAGAAATGTATGAGGAAGGTAATAGACTTGCAAAGAAGTTTGGAAAATCTGCAACAATTAAGGTTCCTTGCACACCAGATGGTTTAGCAGTATGTAAAGAGTTATCGAGAAAGTTAATTAAGGTTAACGTAACTCTTATATTTTCACCATCACAAGCAATCCTTTCAGCGAAGGCAGGTGCCAAATATGTTTCACCATTCGTAGGTAGAGTTGATGATAATTCATTTGATGGACTTTCTCTTATCCGAGATATTTCAAACATATATACTAAACAGCAAGTATTTAAAACAGAAATATTAGCAGCATCAATCAGAAGCGTTGCAGACGTAAGCAAAGCATTTGAGTATGGTGCTCATATTTGTACAATACCTCCATCAGTTTTTGATAAGATGTATAGGCATGTTTTGACTGACGCTGGACTAGCACAATTTGATAAGGACTGGGAGAATGTTAAAAGTAAGGTGCAAAGTTTGCGGGAAGGAACTTAGCAATGAAAATGGAAAAAGTCAATGCTGTGGATGTTCTAATATCACATCCATAATAAATGATAGAATCACAGCAAAGGATTTATCTAAAGTGGTTATACTATCAAATACTAACAATACAAAAACAAATAAATCAGTTCTTAGTGATTCTGATATTGCTTGGCATGAGTCCAGAAGGCATAGAAAAATACGTAAGTTGGATTTTGAAGTTCGCTAAATAAAAATACTTAGATCTAGAACTCACTGGCAGAACATTTGTGGGGAGGTCATAAGGGAAGATTTTTTAACAAGAATGGATATTAACAAAGAACTTTTAGAAGTTCAGAAAAAACTTGACTCTATTAAAAAGAGTCAGGAAATGTTAAGTAAATTGCAGGAAATGCAAGAAAGACAACAAAAAATGAAGGGTGAAAAACCTTTTAGTAGAAATTATGAAATGATGTGATATAATACATATAGAAAAGCAACAATCATGATTAAAACTTTTATTAGAGACTTTCCGATTACAACAGTAACTAATCCGAGAGACTTTACCGAACAAAAAATAAAAGATATCGCTTATACAAAAGAGCAGGTTGATGTTCTGATTGCTGCTGCTGTGCAAGATGCAGTTGATCAAGCAAGAGAGATTGATGAAGCATCAATGGCAAAACATAATCGTGATGCAACTGTCATTAGTATGATATTAGGATTTACTACTCTTGCATTATTTGTTGATGGTCTACTTCGATTGCTTGGTATCATTCCACCGTTTATGGATCTTGATGTTAATATTTTAGAAAAGATAGAAAGTGATATTATAGATAAGGTAAGAAACATTCCGATCAGAAAACTCTGGCACTAAACATGAAAACAAAAATTAAGTGTGAAACCATTGATGATTACGACCCATCAAAGGATTACACGTATTTGTTGTGCAAAAAATGTGGCATGTGTAAGTGTCATGCTTGCAAATGTGGTGATGATGAAATCATCCGAATACATACCACACATAATGATGGGTGCTAACCCTTGACTAATATACTTTTTTCTACTATAATACTAAGGTAACGATCAAAGGTAATGACACTTATTACAAAGTTTAAAAAAGAAATAAGCATTTTAACTGATGCTGTAAATAATAATATATTTCTAGATCTCAAGCATCCAAAACTTTACAAAAAAATTTGTAGATACTATCAAGACGAAGTATGCCTAGACGGAGAAGATCCAGATAGAGATTACAGTCTTATTATAGAATGTATTAGACAGGACTTAGAAGACGTTATGGAGGTTTCATGACACCAAAAGTGATTTACGAAAGATCACCATACCGTTATGTTGAGTGTGGGTCCTTAAGAAATGGTTTTCCAGATTACAGGATTCAAAAATATAATGATACAACACAAAAATATCAAGATATATATTTACTAGATAGTAGCGATCAACTTGAATACGCTATTGAAGATTTTGAATACACTAAATGGTTAGACCCTGATGGCATCCCCTGTTACAAAAAAGATGAGCATAGTGAACAAACCTTGGGGGACTTATGAAGTTCTCCTTGATGAACCAAATTACAAGGTAAAAAGAATAATCGTAAATCCATATGAACGATTTTCTTTACAATATCATAACTGTCGTGATGAGCATTGGGCAATTGTAGAGGGTTGTGGACAGATTCATATTGCAGGTAGAACCCATGTGGGTGATGTAGGATCTCACTGGGTTATAAAACGTCATCAGGTGCATCGTGCAACCGCAGGTGTAGATGGTTTAGTTTTTATAGAAACACAAATAGGAGATTGTCGAGAAGAAGATATTGTAAGATTAGATGACGATTATGGAAGGATGGGTTGAATAATCCCATCCTTTTTGCTATAATACATATATTGGTAATTAATTAAAATTCATGACGAAAAAGGCATTAGTATTAGGTGCTGGTGGTTTCATTGGAAGTCACATGGTAAGAAGACTCAAGAGAGATGGATATTGGGTGAGAGGAGTAGATCTCAAAAGACCTGAGTTTTCTTCAACTTATGCAGATGAATTTATACAAGGCGATTTAAGAGAAGCAGATTTTGTTCGTAAGTGCTTGGAGTATAAAGGAACTGGTGGTAAATTTTACGAGGAAGTTCCTTACAAGTATGTTCATGCTTTTGATGAAGTATATCAGTTTGCTGCTGATATGGGTGGTGCAGGGTTTGTATTTACAGGAGAGAATGATGCAGAGATAATGCAAAACTCTGTAATGATTAATCTTAATGTATTGGAGCAACAGAGATTATTAAATAGAGAGCACGGTAGAAATTATACAAAAATATTCTATTCTGGATCAGCATGTATGTATCCAGAACATAATCAACTTGATCCTAACAATCCAGACTGTCGTGAAGAATCCGCTTACCCTGCTAACCCTGACTCCGAATATGGATGGGAAAAACTCTTCTCGGAAAGATTATATCTCGCTTATCATCGTAACCATAATATACCTGTTCGTATTGCTCGCTACCATAATATATTCGGTCCAGAAGGAACATGGGATGGAGGAAGAGAAAAAGCACCTGCAGCAATCTGTAGAAAAGTTGCAGACTTACCCGATGTCGGAGGTGGAATCGAAGTATGGGGAGATGGAGAGCAGACAAGATCATTCCTCTATATTGACGAATGTATTGAAGCAACTAGAAGACTTATGGATTCGGAGTTCCTCGGACCCGTCAACATCGGATCGGAAGAAATGGTAACTATCAATGAACTTGTGAAGATTACAGCAAAGGTTGCAGGAAAGGCAGTGTCAAGGAGACATAATTTAGATGCACCTCTAGGTGTTCGTGGACGTAATTCAAATAATGATCTTGTAAGAGAGAAGTTAGATTGGGATTATGAACAATCACTTGAGGAAGGAATTCGTAGAACTTATGGATGGATTAATGAACAAGTTCAAACACGTAAACTAAGACAACAAAACAAAGAAAAAGTAGTAACAGTTTAAACTAAAGAATTATTATGACTAAAATTAGAAAAAAATCAATTGACATTGATAAGGATGTTGTTAAAAATTTAGATGTAAGTCATTTATACGATCTTGCATTAAATAAAAATGATTGGCAAGAACCTGGTCGTTGTGAGTATAGACTTTATTCTTACTTGTCTACGTTTTTTAATAACACGACTATTTTAGATGTAGGATCTAGAACTGGTGGATCTGGTCTTGCACTATCATACAATAAAAAAAATCAAGTTATTAGTTATGATTTACAAGAACAAGGAGCATCAAATATTAAAAAAGATAACATAACATGGAAGATACAAGATTTTCGTTATGATGATACACTTGATTATGATAGAATTTCTATTATTATGATTGATGTTGATCCTCATGATGGAGTTCAAGAAGAAGAAATGTTTACATTTTTAGAAGAAAAAGAATGGCAGGGTCTTGTGTTATTAGATGATATCGGACCAGAATGGCCTGAAATTGAAGATTTTTGGAATAGAATTACATTTCCCAAATTAGATTTATCTGAAATTGGTCACATCAGTGGCACAGGAATAGTTAGTTTCGATTCAAAACATACACTTGGTTGGGTTTAATACAAAGATCATGAAAAAAAGAATTTTAATACTAGGATCTGGTGGACAGATTGGAGCATATCTAACTGATTATCTTAATAAAAGAGGTTATGAAGTTTTAGAATTTGATGTGGTAAATGGATTGCATCAAGATATGACAGAGATACCTAATCCAGAACTTCATCGTCAAATCATGAGATCTCATTTTGTATATTTCCTTGCGTTTGATGTGGGTGGATCTCACTATCTAAAGAAGTATCAGCATACTTTTAAATTTATTGATAACAATACAAGAATGATGGCAAACGTATTTGGTCTTCTTGAGAAATACAATAAACCATTTGTATTCGCATCATCACAGATGAGTAATATGTCATACTCACCTTACGGTGTGATGAAAAGAGTTGGAGAATTATATACTAAATCTCTTGGTGGTTTGATTGTCAAGTTTTGGAATGTATATGGTATCGAAAAAGACATGGAAAAGGCACATGTCATCACAGATTTCATTCGCAAAGGGTTTGAAACTGGTGTCATAGATATGATGACAGATGGAACAGAAGCAAGGGAGTTTCTTTATGCAGAAGACTGTTGTGAAGCATTGGAAATCATCATGGGGCACTATGATAAACTCAGTTCTGATGATGAACTTCATATTACTACTGGTAGTCATACAACTATATTGGAAATTGCACGAATCATTCAAAGACTATTTTCCACAATCGACAAAGAAGTTGTGATTACAAGATCAGAATGTATAGATGAAGTACAGAAAGATGCTCGTAATGAACCAGATCCTTACATACAAAAATTTTGGAGAGCAAAAACTTCAGTAAAAGAAGGATTATCAAAAGTATTTTTCAAGATGAGAAATGATTATGAGTGATAAAAAACAATACTATGAGTTAGTTTATAAAGATGGCATGACTCATTCATCATTTAATTATGAACTTATAAAAGAGATATGGAATCAAGATAGAGATCTCATATCTCATATGAAACAAAGGGAGTGTAATGAGTAAGTATAAAATTAATTTATTCTGTGGTGATAATTTAGAACCATCTAGTTCTGCTCTTAATGCTACAAAACATGTGGAGTGGGTATATGATGGCACTGGAGAGATAAACATCTATGTCAGTCAAAGAGCGTTAGATGCTATAAATGATGTATCAGGTAAACCTACTTATATTTGGTTGTTAGAATCAAAACAAATAATATCATATTTTTATCAATGGGTAATTAATAATTATGAATTTGTTGCATCAAGAGTTAATGGTATATTCAGTTGTGATAAAGAATTGTGTGCAAAGTATCCAAAAATATTTTACTCATTGAGTAATGCAGCTCCTTGGGTACAAGATCGAAAGGTTCATGATAAAACTAAATTAGTTTCAATGATTGCGTCAAATAAAAAAATGTGTGAAGGACATTCAAGGAGGTTGCAATTTGTTGATAAGTTTAGAGATAAGTTAGATTTTTATGGTCGTGGTTTTAATGAGATATCATGTAAAGAGGATGGGTTAAGAGATTATATGTTTTCGGTAGGTATTGAGAATGCAGTTTACGATACTTACTTTACAGAAAAACTAACTGATTGTTTTGCTTGTGGAACTATTCCTATATTTTACGGTTGTAAAGGTGTAACTGAATACTTTAATGAAGATGGTATCATATTTTTAGATGATGATTTCGATTTATCTACCTTGACAGAAGACTTATATTACTCTAAAATAGATGCTATAAAGGATAACTTTGAACGATCAATTAATCTTCCTGTTGCAGAAGATTATCTATACACGGAGTATTTTAAGTGAGTGATCAATTTTCCTATTTTCAAAATAATAAAATTTCTTTGAATGGTGTAATTCATGTTGGAGCACATCGTGGCGAAGAAATTTTTTACTATGAAAAATTGGGTGCTAAAAAAATTATTTGGGTTGAACCTAATCCAGATGTATTTAAAGAAATGGAAGTATTCCTTACAGAAGCATCAGCATGTGTGGAATCTACCGCTTTTGAATATGCTGTAAGTAATGTTGATCATGAAGAAGTAAATTTTCATTTATATTATGGACCTGATGCAGGATGGTTAGTTGGAAATAAAGGATGTTCTTCTTTACTTAAAGCAAAAGGCAGATTTGAATCATGGCATAAAAAAACAATTAAGGTTGAAACTATTACCATTGATACTTTAATAGAGGAAAATGGATATACAATATCGGATTTTCAATTGTTGAATCTGGATGTGCAGGGAGCAGAACTATTAGCGTTGGAGGGAGCATCAAAAGTTTTAGATAATATTAAATATATTTCTACAGAAGCAACTTGGAATAACCCAGATTATATTGATAATGTAATGTATGATGAGTTAAAATCATTCCTTGAATCTAAGGGATACATAGAACAAGAAATAATAAATCATGGACCCGATTGGGGTGACGCTCTCTTTGTAAAAAATTAAATGAACAGAATTAAAAACTACTCTAAATTAAAAACTGATGTATCAGATTGGATGGCAGATTATATTAAATCATCTGGTCTGAATTGTTTTGTTGTAGGTGTCTCAGGTGGCATTGACTCTGCAGTTGCATCTACTCTTGCAGCAGAAACAAAATATAATGTAATCGCATTAAGTATGCCGATACACCAAGATTCATATCAACAAAGTTTATCGGATGCACATCTTAGATGGTTATCAGGAAAGTATATCAACGTTAAAGCAGAGAAGATTGATTTAACAAATACTTTTGAAACATTTAGAAAAGATCTTGAAAGATATGCAACTGATGATCATGCACTTGCAAATACAAGATCTAGATTAAGGATGATGACTCTCTATCAATTTGCAGGACAATATAAAGGTATAGTTGTTGGTACAGGAAATAAGGTAGAAGATTATGGTGTAGGATTTTATACAAAGTATGGTGACGGTGGTGTAGATATCGCTCCGATTGCTGATCTATATAAAACAGAAGTATGGGAACTTGGTAAACACTTAGGTGTCGATTCTAGAATCATAGAAGCAAAACCAACTGATGGTTTGTGGGATGATAAAAGAACAGACGAAGACCAATTGGGTGCTACCTACGCTGATCTAGAAGAGGCAATGGAGTATGGAACTGGCAATGCAGTGAAAATACTTGAAGTTTTTAATAGAATCAACTCCCATAAGATGAATCCGATTCCTACGTTTAAGTTATGAAAATTGGTGTAATAGGAGCAGGTAGATTAGGACTCTGCCTTGCTCTTTTGATAGAAGATGCAGGTTATGATGTTATTGCATCTGATATGAGACCTGATTATGTTAATCATCTTAATGAGAAAAAAGTTAAAACTAGTGAACCAGATGTTCAGGAGTATCTTAAGAAGGCAAATAAAATACAATTCACAACTGATAATATTAGAGTTATCACTGAGTGTGATATTATATTCACTCTTGTTGCAACACCTTCATTAGAAGATGGTAGTTACGATGTTAGTTCAGTGTGGAAAGTTGTAAAAGATTTTAAAACTGCGTCTAAAAATACACAGGTATTTAATAAATCATTAGTAGTGGGGTGCACAACTAATCCAGGAGATTGTAATGAGATACAAGATTACCTAAGTGTAGATCCAGATACATTTGGGGTAAATGTATTTTACAATCCAGAATTTATTGCACAGGGAACTATCATAAAGGATTTACAGAATGCGGATACAGTTTTAATCTGTGGTGATAAATTTATTACAGAGCATGATCATGTAACAGTATTGAAAAAGATATACGAACACATACAATCTGGAAATTGCTCTGTTCATTATATGAGTACTAAAGCAGGTGAGATAGTCAAGATTGCTATCAATACTTTCTTAACAACTAAGATCAGTTATGCAAATACAATCGGACAGGTACTTGCTCTATCTGAATTAGATGATGAAATAGATTCTGTATTAGAGGCGATAGGTAATGATAGTCGGATAGGAACTAAGTATCTCAAGTTTGGATTTGGTTTTGGTGGACCATGTTTTCCTAGAGATAATAGAGCGTTCGCAACATATGCAAATCGAGTAGGAGTAGAATTTAATATAGGTCAAACAACAGATGATTTTAATGAAGAACATGCAAAGTTTTTATTTTCATATTTTACTAAAAAGAATAAAAATAATTTACCATTTGTTTTTCCTTCTGTTGCGTATAAAAGAGGAACTGATATAATAGAAGAGAGTCAGCAATATCGTTTGTGTTTGGATTTATTAGATGCAGGATATAAAGTTCATGTGTTGGATGATTCTACTAAACATATTTGCGATGATAGAATACTATATTCTAAACCAACTGGATATTTTTTTAATGTAGATTTATGATTGGATACAACAGATTAGGATCAAATGGTCGCCTCGGAAATCAAATGTTTCAGTATGCATCACTGAGAGGAATCGCTGCTGCAAGAAACTATGATTGGAAAATACCACCAGAAAATTACCAACATAAAGATAACTATGGATTGTTTGAAACATTTGAAATGTCAAATGTAAAACCAGAAAATTTAGGATTTGTAAATGGTCAAAATGTTCAAGAAAATAATCATTGCTTTGCTCCTGAGTTTTTGACTGACTGTCCAGATGATTCTAATTTGGAGGGTTACTTTCAAACAGAAAAATATTTTACAAATATTGAAGATAAAATTCGTCAGGACTTTACATTTAAAAAAGGATACTTAGATCCATGTAAAGAATATATTGAGTCATTAGATAAACCACCAATATTTTTACATGTTAGACAATCTGATAATATTGGTAGAGAACAATATCATCCAATACTTCCAATATCGTTTTTTGATGAATGCTTAAAAGAGTTTGATGACGATACTCCATGTTTTGTTTTTACTGATGATTTAACATGGTGCAAATCACAAGAATATTTCAATCAAGATAGATTTTTATTTAATGAAAATGTAGAAAGATATTCATATAGTACTGTAGATGGTTTAGGAAAGATGCAAAACACTTTGTTACCACAAGTTGATTTATGCTTGATGTCTTTATGTTCTGGTGCTATAATAGCAAATAGTTCTTTCTCATGGTGGGGTGCTTGGTTGCAGAACAATCGTGGAAAGGTCATTGCCCCAGATCCTAAAAAGTGGTTTGGATCATCAATGACACATTTAGATACATCAGACATTGTGCCTGATCGTTGGTTAATTAAGCAATGGAGTAAGTAATGCTTGACTACAAAACTTTAGATTACAAAAATGACGTTGGAGCAGGAGGTCTACAAGACATATATGCTTTAGTGGTTTTTGGTAAAGAATATAAAGGAACTTTTATTGATATCGGATGTCGTCATCCAGTGTATCATAATAATACATATCTTCTTGAAAAATATGGTTGGAAAGGTTATGCTGTTGATCTTGCCAATTACACTACAGAATGGGATACATATAGACCAAATACTGTATATGAAAATAAAGATGCTTTTTCTGTAAATTATGAAGAACAAGTTAAAAATTTAAATGAGGAACCACTAATAGATTTTCTTTCAATTGATCTTGAAGTTCCTGGTGAAAGATTTAATATTCTTAAAAGAATTTTTGATACTGGATATGAATTTAAAGTGATTACAATTGAACATGATGCGTATTGCCATCCAGTAGAATCTGAAAAAATTCCTCAAAGAAAATTTCTAACAGAGAAAGGTTATGTTCTTGTTAAAAAATGTGAGGTGATTGAAGATTTTTGGATCAATCCTAAGTATATTAATGAGGAACAATATAAAATTTTAATACAACACAATACAGGTGATCCAGAAGTTCTTCCCTGGAAATTTTTAAAGAGTGTTGGGTGTGACTGGACACATTTTTATGATAAAATTGATCTTAAAAACTTATGACTATATCATTTAATGGATTGGGTAATGAAGGTAGACTGGGCAATCAGTTGTTCCAGTATGCCTTTATTCGTGGTATGGCAGCAAAGTGCAATGTTGATTGGATGATTCCAGAATCAGATGCTCCCAGATATGATAATTATGGATTATTTGATTGCTTTGAATTGTTTGGATGTAAGCGAACAGGTGAAAGTAATTTTCCTACAATAGAATGCCGAGACACTTTATTTCATCAAGAATTTTTTAAAGAGTGTGGAGATAATACTAATTATTCTGGTATATATCAAACAGAAAAATACTTTGAGCATATTTCAGATGAAATAAGAAAAGATTATACTTTTAAAAAGGGATATTTAAATCCATGCAAAGAATTTATTGACAGTCTTGGTGGAAAAGATAATTGTATTTTTCTTCATGTTCGCAGGGGCAATCCTAACGTGACTGGACGTAGGGGAGAGAAATGGTCATATCAAATGTTACAAGAGTTTCATCCTTTATGCAAACCAGATTATTATCTAAAAGCACTGAAAGAGTTTCCAGAAGATAAAAATGTCATAGTTGTATCGGATTTAATTGATTGGTGTAAACGTCAAGAGTGGTTGCAAGGAGATAGATTTCATTTTTCTGATTCATCTTATGAAACGTTTGGTGATGGTGCTAGTGTTCCTTATGTGGATTTATGTTTGATGTCACTTTGTAGTGGTGCTATCATCGCTAATTCATCTTTATCTTGGTGGGGTGCATGGTTACAAAATGATACGGGAAAAGTTATCGCACCAGAACCTTGGTTTGGTTCAGCAAATGCACATCTTGATACAAAGGACATGATTCCAGATAGATGGATAAAAATTCATAATGATCCTACACCAATTCCACCAGTTTCATGAATCTAACATTTTTAATTCCAGTAAAACTTGAATCTGAAGATAGAGTCAGAAATTTAATTACTGTCTTGACATATATTTTAACTAAATTTGATGCAAAAATTATAGTAAAAGAATGTGATATTGAAAATAAATTTTCAAAACTTATTATGCCATATCTAGTAAAAAGATTTGGTATCATTAGTCATAGATTTGATTACATGTATGAAAAGCAAACCACTAATTATTTTCATAAAACTAAAATACTAAATGATCTGATTCAGAAATCTGATACTGAAGTGGTGTGTAACTATGATACTGATGTTTTACTTCCAATTACAAGTTATACTTTAGCATATGAAATGATAATGAGGGGTCAATGTGATGCAGTATACCCTTATGGTTGTGGAATATATCAAAAAGCAGTTAAGTATGATAATAGTATATTTGATAATTTTATCAATTCAGATTTGGACGTAAAACAATTAGATACATATAGTAGTTCTACTTGCTCAACAATAGGATGGTGCCAATTTATTCGTAAAGAGAATTATATTCATTCTTATATGATGAATGAAAACTTTCATGCATGGGGCCCAGAAGATTGTGAACTATACTACAGACTAAATGTATTAGGAAATAGAGTCGTTAGAGTAAACGATTATGTTTACCACTTAGAACATGGTAGATCTACCGACTCATGGTTCAGTAATCCTATGTGGCAGAGAAATACTGAACTATGGAATTGGATTAGATCTCAATCCAAAGAAGATCTTTTAAGATATTATGAATCACAAGATTATGTCAAGAGGAGGACTAAATTATGATTGGATTTAACAATCTCGGTAACATGGGTAGATTGGGAAACCAAATGTTTGAATATGCAGCATTACGAGGTATTGCAGCAAATAAAGGATATGATTGGTGTATTCCACCATTCACTAATAAAGGAATAGAAAATTATAGTTTAGATCGAGCGTTTACTTTACCCTCAGTAACATCGACTAATTTAAGATTATTAGATAATGGATATGCACCAGTTGTAGGAGAAAGACAGTTTCATTTTGATGAAGAATTATTTAACCTCTGTCCCAATGAAATTAGTTTGAATGGTTTCTTTCAATCTGAAAAATATTTTAAGAATATTGAAAATGAAATAAGAAGAGAATTTACATTTCACAGTGATATAATAGAACCATGTAGAGAAATGATAAACTCATTAGACCCTGCACCTATATTTTTACATGTCCGTAGAGGAGATCCTAATCTAGTAGATCCTCGTGGTTTTAAGTGGTCATATACAGAGTGTTCCGATCAACACCCCCCACAATCTCTTGAGTACTACGAAAAGGCATTGCAAGCATTTCCAGAAGATACACCTGTTGTCGTCTGCTCAGACTCTCCTGAGTGGGTACAGGAACAAGAGATATTTAAACCTGATAGATTTGCTATCTCAATACCAGAAGATAAGTATGATGACGGATCTTATGAACCGTTTATTGATTTATGTTTAATGTCGCTATGTTCTGGTGCTATAATTGCGAACAGTTCGATGAGTTGGTGGGGTGCATGGTTGCAAAATGGAAGAGGCAAGGTAATCGCACCTAAGACATGGTTTGGTCCTGCGTATCCAAATAATGATACTAAAGATTTATATTTAAATGACTGGATATTAATCTAATGGATATATCTTTTATCATTCCAATTCGTATTGAATCTAATGATAGGTTAAGAAATTGTATTTCTATATTAACCTATCTTTCAAATACAATTCCTACAGCAAAAATTTATTTAAAAGAAGTTGATAGTGAATCTGTTTTTAAAAATGTAGCATATCCAGAAATTAAAAAGTATGCAGATACTAGTAACATTATTCATACTTTTGAATATAAAGATGCTAATACATTATTTCATAGAACAAAATATATTAATGACTTATTTGATCAAACTAAATCTAAAGTTGTTTGGCACTATGATGTCGATGTAATTTTTCCAAAGAAAACATATATAGAGACTTATAAATTAATAGATCAACAAGGGTATGATTTTGTATATCCATATGGATGTGGTGTATATCAAAATGCAGTCAACTACAATCAAGAAATATATTCAAAGTTTATCCAATCTAATTTTGATTTATCAATATTAAAATCTAATTCTTTTAGATTACCCTCAACTGTAGGATTCTCTCAAGTATTCAATCGACAATCATATATTAATTTTGGTATGATGAATGAAAACTTCATGTCATGGGGATGTGAAGATTGTGAATTGTATTATAGAATGATGTGTCTACAGTATAAAGTTGGTAGAGTATGGAATGATGTTTATCATTTAGAACATTCAAGAACTTTTAATTCTCATTATAATAATCCTAAATTTATAGAGAACGATAGGTTGTGGCAATGGTTTAGAAAACAAGATAAAAATACAATAATACATTACTATCAAAATCAAGAGTATCTCAAAACGAGGTTATCTAAATGAAAGTATTAGTTACAGGACATCTTGGTTTTATAGGAAGTCACGTTTACGAATATCTCCTATCACATGGACATGAGGTTGATGGATATGATATCCCATATGATTTGGGTGATTTTAAAACAAATAAAAAGTACGATGTAGTTATTCATCTTGCAGCAAATGCTGCGATACGTGAGGCAATTGAAAACCCTGATTTGTTTTGGGAAAATAATGTCGTAAAATCTAAACCTATATTTGATTATTGTAGAGATAATAATGTAAGATGTTTGTATGCAAGTTCTGCATCTGTATATGAATGGTGGATAAATGCTTATGCAATATCTAAAAAGGTAAATGAAATACAAGCACCACCAAACAGTGTGGGTATGAGATTCTTTAATGTATGGGCAGAAAAGGTAAGTCGTTCTGATATGCTATATCGTATGTTAGAAGAAAAAACTGCAACTTATCTAACAAGACATAGAAGAGATTGGATTCATGTTAATGATGTTGTAACTGCTATTGCAACTTTGATCACTAGCAGTTATAATGGAGTATTAGATGTTGGTACAGGAAATCCTGTATCAGTTATTGATCTTGCAACTAAAATGGGAATGGGTGACTTACCTATCAAAGAAGACACACCAGGCGAAAGAGATGTCACCTGTGCGAACATTTCACAATTAATGGAACTTGGTTGGGTTCCAACAATAAACATTCTTGATTGATATGAACAAAAACAGATCAGCATATAAACTCAAAGGATTGCCTCCAATTTATTATATTAATTTGGATGGTGAACCAGAGAGAAAAATTTACATGGAATCTCAACTTAAGTATTGGGAGATAGAAAATTACGAGAGAATCTCTGGATATGATGGTAGAGAGGATGATTTGAGTGATATTATAAAAGGTAGATATCCAGATGGAATGTCCTCTGGTGAAATTGGATGCACTACGTCACATCTGAAAGCAATTAAACACTGGTATGAAACATCAGACACTCCTTATGCGATTATTGCAGAGGATGATCTTAATTTTGAAACTGTCAAATCTTGGAATTTTACTTGGAAAGATTTTTATTCAAGGATACCTTATGATTGGGATGTAGTACAGATAGCAATCATATGCACAGGAACATTATTTGCGGTATTACATAAAAGATTTGTAAACGATTTCTCTACAGCAGCATATTTAATTAATAGACATCATGCAGAGAAGTTGTTAAAGTTTCACGTACATGGTGATAAGTACAAACTTGATCAAGGGATGAAACCTAGAGCAGTTGCAGATGATTTAATTTATAATTCTGGAAATACATATTCTATCCCTCTTTTACTTTACAAATTGGAAATGGGATCATCAATACATCCAGATCATATAGAAATATTCCACAGACAGAATCATGAGGGTATTTTAAATTTTTGGCAACAGAATGGGATTAACTTTTCAATTGATACATTAATGAATTATGATCCGTATCTGGGTAGAGTAACCGATTCTCAACCACCGAATCAACCAACTTAGATTAGTTTATTTTATGGGGACCATAAGGTCCCTTTAATTTTGTTCGGATATCAGTATGTAAAGTTTCTTGACAAAATTTAACATTTTATATATAATATAGTTACATAACTTAATAATTCAATGACTACAACAACTGAATCAGGTGGAAGACAAAACATGTTCCCTGCTGAAACTCGTCCATACATTGATGAAACAGTATCATATGAGGGATATCCTCAGAATGCTGAGAAGGTTAATGGTCGTTGGGCGATGATTGGTTTTGTTGCACTTATCGGTGCATACGCAACCACAGGACAAGTTATTCCAGGTATTTTCTAATGGATCATTCACATCCATATTGGAAATACGCAGAGAAGGTTAATGGCCGTCTCGCAATGCTCGGTTTAATAATCGGCACAGTTAACTACGGACTATTCGGTTCGATAGCACCAGGTTTCTTTTAAAATGAAACTGATTTCACAATTCACAATTACAAAAAGGTACAAACTCATGACACCAGAAGCAGAAAGATTTAACGGTTGGGCAGCAATGCTTGGATTCGTAGCAGCAGTAGGTGCTTACGCAACAACAGGAAACATCATTCCAGGTATTTTCTAATGTCAAACAAAGACATCTTCTTTAAGGCACAAGGTCGTGCAGCAATGATGGGATTCATCTTCTTATGTGGATCTTACATCTTAACAGGTCAACTCATTCCAGGTTTCGTATAATGTTTGGAACAAGAGCACAAGACGTAGAGAACGTCTCACAACAGGTTAGAAAGCAACCTGAGAAGGAAAAGATTGTAGCAGAGCGTATCAACGGTCAGGCAGCAATTTTAGGATGCGTAGCACTTATCGGTGCATATGCAACAACAGGTCAAATTATTCCTGGTATATTCTAATGATTAAAAGAGTAAAGAGTGTCAGACCATTTTTATATTTTCTTACCCTTTACTTTGTGGTAGGGTCCTGTATATCAGGAACTTGGGTCTAAATTTTTTTTCACTCAAAACTTTACAAAACTAAATAATTATTCGCAAACGTTTACAATAGGTGTATGATAGAACTTCAACTAGTAGCAAATTCATTTCCAGTGTGGAAAGCAGTGCTCTGGGTATTTTACCCAATGACAGTGCTTGTTGCTCTAGAGGTGTTCTTAAATTCAGTTAATGATGATGATGACGATGATGGAGGTGGTGGAGTAATGCAACCTGTATATTCAGGTGCAAGTGCTTGACAGAGAGTAAAAATACCTATATAATATTAATAAGTATTTTTACCTATCATGTATCAAACAATTTTTATCTCTGGCATCGCTGCATATATTTTTCTTAACGATTCAATCCTACAATACGTTTATTCTTAAACACAAATAGCTGAGGAGCACAAGCATAAATGACTCAATTTTTATTAAAGAACGCAGGTTACATGTCTGTGTTTGAATTTATATTTTTCGTTGTAGTCGGTGTGACTGCAGGTTCATTGGGAATGATCTAATGACTTATCATGATGTTATGGAAGTATACAAACGTCCTATGTCGGTCAAGTATATTCCTTGGTTTTATACAGGTTCAATAATAATAATACCTTTAAGTATAGCAGGTTTAACATGATTCCTTTATTATTAACAGCATCAAGTTTCTTAAACTTTGTCTTCTACATATATGCAATAGGATTTGTAGTTGCATTGGGTTTGGAACAGTTCGTGAAACAAACAGACAACCAAAGAAATATCTTTATTGTGCAAACAAATAGAAGATATCTTTGGAGACAGGCATGGATTGTAAATGTTAATTGGTTTCTATGTAATGTAGGACTATACTTTTTTTCAAAGAACATGCAACCTGTAACAGACAATTTTTGGCAAGGTATGTAAGATGATTAGTTATTTGCATATATTTCAAATGGTCGGCATGATATTAGGAGGAACCGCAATGGTGACTCTGTGTTGGATCACAATGATGTCATACATGATGGAAGAATAGTAATGTTATAGTTCTAAAACATAATAATAACTTATCAGACACTCTGTGCTTAAATATGTACAGAGTGTTTTATTTTTATGAACGGTAGACTAGACAAGGTTGCTATGACTAATAAACTCATGCAACTGAAAAGAGAGTTACACTACAAATGCGAGATAGGCGAGAAGGGAGAATGGGAATGTAATGGTGCAAATGAGTACCTTAATAAGGTATTTGATGTCTTAGATGAATATTGGCAATAACTGACATTTGACAACCTCATGGGATCATGTTATAATAAATATCATTACATAGAACGAAGGCCCGAAAGATCGTCCCCTGCGTAGAATGTAAAAATCTTTATGTCGAAAGATTTTCCATCCGCAGGATTTTTTGTCTGCGAGATACTTATAAAAAAATGTTTACTAAATCAACAATCGCTGCAACAGCAGCATCTCCATTCCTATTCGCTGGTGCAGCCTTTGCTGGTCCATACGTGAATGTCGAAGCAAATGGTTCATACCCTGATGGCACATACACATCTGGAAATATCGAACTCCAAGTTGGATACGAGGGAACAACTCCTAACGGAATCAACTGGTACGCATCTGTAGGTCCTACAGTTCAGCACACAGAAACTGCTGATGAGTTCGGTGATGTCGAAATCGCTGGATACTTAGGTGGTGGTAAGTCACTAACAGAGAAAACATCTGTATACGGTGAAATCTATGGTGCTTCAAACAATGACGACGTTGATTGGGCAGGAAAAGCAGGTCTTAGATATGCTTTCTAACTAAATATCTTTAGTTCGAGATGGATCAGACCTCTGCATTGCAGGGGTCTTTTTTTATGCTATAATGTTCTTATGAAAAAACTATTACAAGTTATCACTCATCCTGTTACCTATTCCAACTTACTGATTATAGGTACATTAATATTGATAGAGTTCTTCCATACAAAGGCACATTATAAAATGGAGGTAGATGTTCATGGATATTGTCATCAATATAATATTAAGAATCCAAACGCATTTGTTGACGATGAGGACGATTGGTAGTATAATAGAATCATTGACCTAATACTATGACTGATTATACAGAAGAAAAAATGAACCTCAGAAGAGATGTTCTTAAAATTCTGCTTAAAAAATTTAATGATAACAGGTCAATCTATGAATGTGCTGACGATTGGGTGAGTAAGCAGGTTACAACCTCTGGACTCGTTAAATACTATGAAGCATACTATGATAAATAAATTGCTATTTAAATAAAAACATGTTACAAAAAATTGTAAATGGAATCGCTATCGCTAGTGGGGTTGTATCTCTCACCGTTGTTGGTACTATCGGTTTTGTATATATCAATAAAGATGCTATTATTGATAAAATTAAAACCGAAGCACTAAAATCTGTAGGTGGTGCAGCACTTGGTGGAATTGGTGCAGATCTTGTTCCATCATTACCATCACCTGCAACACCAGAATCAGGTGGCCAGGGAGGTTTATCTTTACCAAGTTTCTAAAAAAAATCTAGGTGTCTATATATGTTAGACACTCTGGATTCATGGCGGAAGAAAAGAAAAAACCACAAGGTCCTTTAGGTAGACTGAAGGAATTAGCAACAGACAAGGAAGAACAGTTAGAATTGCTAAGTGTATTAGTAAGAATAATTGTTCTTTTTTGGTCAGGAGCTATACTGTCGTTAAACTATGTGACAATTCCAAATTATGAGAAAGATAAGATTGATCCAACCTTCATAGCCTCAGTATTTACAGGGGTTTTGGCTACCTTTGGAATTGAGACGGCTAAGAAAAGAGGGGATGGTACAATGAAAGTAGGTGGAGGTAGTGGTCCTGGTGGAGCAGTATCAAAACAAGATATGGAAAAGTTGATTGAGAAAGCAACTCAAGCAGCACCTGCTCAAACAATACGTATCGAGCAAGCACCATTAGTTCTATCACCACAACCACCCAAAGACGATAGTAAAAAAGCATAATTATGAATAATACAAAATGGACTAAATTATTTGTAATTGGATTAGGGGGAGTCATTGGTCTCTCCCACATTGGGATGATAGGTTTATTATCTAATCGTGAAAGTAAACTACCATCATTAAATGTGCCAGTAGGTCCATATACATCATATAAAGCAGAAGTAACAAGAGAAGGGTATAAAATTGCATATAAGGCAAATGATCCTAAGACAATGTTTATTACAAAGGATATTAAAAAGAAAGGTGGTTTCTTAGGACTTGCAAATAATACAGAACAAGTAGTAGAAGAATATACAATGGATGGTGCAGTCCACACCAAAAGTGGATCAACCGAGACGACTGCCAGTAGTAGATCAGAAGCATGCATCAAAGCAATCGGAGGAGCAGAAAACACAGGCAGGTTGGTTGGTTCCAGTGTTGGTGCTAGTGTTGCTCCCAGTGTTGCTAACATTCCTTTTATTGGTTGGGTGGCTGCTGGTTGGGTAACTATGTTTAGTGGTAACCAAGGGGCAGAAATAGGCGGTGGTATGGCAGAAGATTTAAATAAGAATTGTTAAGCAAATCTAAAGCGGGTATTAAATGTTTAAATAATTAGATGGACACTAAATGGATTGGGATATTGAAGTAAAATTATCTAAACTGGAAAGCATGATTATTGTTTACGAAGAACACATTGAAAACCTTGAAAAAGAAAATCAAGCATTGAAAGCACAAGTTGCATTTTTAAAAGAGCAACTTCAACATAAAACATTTGGAAAACCAAAATTTGAGGAGGATTAGTATGAGTGGAGACATAGGACTACACGATCAACCAATCATTTTTTATCATAAAAGAATGACTGCTGCCAAAAAAATTCTTTTAGAACACAAAGGAATCAAATTAGATTTTTTAGAAAAAAGTAAAATAGAGTATGGCAAACTAAAATAAGTTTGCTATAATATAGATACACAAAGATTTTATCATGAACGATTTACTCAGCAACACCACGCTTGATCGTATTGCAGATTCTCTTGAGAGGATTGCTAATTCTTTAGAACATCTTCATATTGAAGAAATTGAACACAATCATGTTGAAGGAAAGATACATACTCATGAAGACAAGTGGTAACAAGTTCTTCGAGTTCTTAGGACACGTACAAATGCAATTAACTAAATCAAATGTAGAAGCATCCTTTCGCAGAATGAAAGATTATCTAGCAGAACAAGAAATTACTGCTGAGTTTGTAGATATAGATTATAATTATTATGCTAACCCAAGTGAATTAATGGGACCTGTAATTACGTTCAAAACAAACAAACCTGATTTAGATTGGTATGTTCAAGTTAAACTAGAAGAAGAATTTCCTGGTATTATAGGAGCAATTCGGGTAAGTTAGTGAGTCCACATATAGTTGCGTAATTATACCTACATGGTATAATATATAATATGTACTGGAGTTGAAAAGAATCATGTCCCATTACGAACTAGGTTGGCACGACCAAAACAACGAACACCATGAAATTGGTGAATATGCCGAAGATGCTTTCGAGGCAGCAAGAAATGCAAGAGAGGATGTACCGTATCTACAGGCACATCCTTTTTCTCTGGATTCAATTAAGGAGATTAAATGAAAAATCTACCAATAAGATCTAGCATTATTATACTAGGATCAATTACTTTAGCACTCTACATACTGCCTAAATATGCATATGTATAGTTAACTATTTCATGAGAGAACAAATTATTAAAGCACTCATTGCACACGCTCAAGGAGATATACAAAAGCATGTGGCAAACATTGAGGTGTATTTGACTAATCCCGCAGGAATAGGTGAGCATTCTGATGTGATGGAAGCAATTGAACACGAACTGGATCAAGTTGCAAAATACATGGATCAGATCGAAGTTATCCAAAAATACATTCAGAAAAAATAATGGAATTAGGAACAGTATTGATTTTTGCAGCATTACCTTTCGTAGGTCTGACACTCTTTTTTGGAACTAAGGGTGGATTCTATGATAGTAATGATTATGATGGTCACGGAACCGCCCATAAGGTACTGATAGATGATGAGACGAGTATTTGATTATCTAAAAGAAATTAGAGACTCTGCAAAATATCTTTTGCAGGGTTTTTCTGTAACTTTATCTCACATGGGCAGAAGACCTGTCACTGTGCAGTATCCTTATGAGAAACTAATACCATCAGAAAGGTATCGTGGACGCATACACTATGAGTTTGACAAGTGTATTGCATGTGAAGTATGCGTAAGAGTATGCCCTATCAATCTACCAGTGGTTGATTGGGTGATGAACAAAGAGACAAAGAAAAAAGAATTAAGAAATTACTCAATTGACTTTGGTGCTTGCATTTTTTGTGGTAATTGTGTAGAATATTGTCCTACCAACTGTCTATCCATGACGGAGGAATATGAACTCGCTACATTTGACAGGCACAACCTTAACTATGATAACGTCGCTCTTGGACGACTTCCCACTAATGTTACAAGTGATCCCACTGTTAGGTCACTTCGTGAACTTACATATCTTCCCAAGGGTGAAATGGATCCCCATACAGTAAAAGACTCAGACCCAAGAGTCGGAAAATTACCACCAGAAGTATTGGAGTGGATGACAAGTGGAACTAACAACTAGTAACGTAATTGAATCACTATCTGAGATTGCACCATACATAGAAGCAGATGGTGGTTATTTACAGTTTGTAGAGATAGAAGAAGAGACTAATTTTGTTAAGGTTAGATTAGGTGGTGCTTGTTCGAGTTGTGCAATGAGTGCCATGACATTAAAACAGGGCATTGAGAAGAAATTGTTTCAAGATTTTCCTGATTGTAATGGAGTTATTCAAGTATTATGAAGTCTGTAATTCTCATATCTTGTTTTTTACCGCTTGTAATCATCTACATAATTATGAAGGTAGCAGTATGGTTGTCTGCTACTAGTGCAGAGTCCACTTATGTTAAGGAAGAATCTAAAAAACCTCATGGACCATATCTGGCAGACGCATATGCAGACGTTGATGAAGAGGAAGAGGAGTATTGGAATATCTCAGATAATTGATAGTACCATTTATGAATGGTATTCTGAGAGAGGAATGGAGGTGCCTAATTGGAAAATGAAAACTGATCCTGATTGGTGGATTGAATATCTTGAGGAACTTGAAAAAGAAACATCATGATTGTTTGGTCTGTAGTTATCATGGTTGCATTGCTTATAATAATAGTATCTTGGTATATCTACTATATACTAAGAATGTCATATATGGAGATGAATGATGGGAGCAATGACCCCACCAAGTCGGAAGAGTTGTTACAACTTCCGAGTGATCGAGATCAACAGAGTGGTTGATGGAGATACCATAGATGTAACAATAGACTTAGGTTTTGATCTATACAAAAAAGAAAGAGTTCGGGTGGCAGGAGTCGATACACCTGAGAAGAGAACAAGAGATTTAGAAGAGAAGGCACTAGGGATCGATGCGACTAACTGGCTTAAAGAAAAATTGGAAGGGGCTATTGACGGTAACGATGATCTCGTTATTCGGACTGAACTTGATGGTGGAGTCGGAAAGTATGGCCGTCTTCTTGGTTGGTTGTATATTGGGGACGGGACTGTATCGCTTAATGAAGAAATGATTGGTGAGGGATATGCATGGCCCTACGACGGTGGTACAAAACAAAAAGATTTTGAAGAACTTAGAGAAATTCGTAGATCTCGTGGAACATTAACGGAGTAAATTATGTTTGCTGTTTTATCTGATGCTGCTAATGCATACAATGCTATTTCATGGCCAGATGCCATACCATTTTTGATTTGTATTATTGGACTTTATTGGATTAAAGTTAAAATAGATACAAGAGCAGGGATTGGTAAGAAAAAAATGAAAGAATTAAAAAGACTTATTAGAGAAGCAATAGATGAGTCAGAATTAATTGATAGACTCAAATGAATCTTATAAGTAAAATTGCTATTGGTGCGTCTGCTCTTGCCAATATCTTAGTCATGAGTCTTCTTGTATATACACACTTGTCTTATGATAAAAGAGTTGAGAGTAATCGAAAGTTTATTCGAGAAGAGATAACAAAACAAATTATACAATCCATGCCTCATGCAACTGGAGAAGTAAAAAGATGAATGATGTCACTGTTTTTCTATACTTAGTATTTTTCGTAGGGTTGCTCGGTGCAACCTTTGCGTTTACGTTTACTATGATGAGAGAGACAATGAAAGAATTCAATAAACCGAGAAGAAATATACATCCAGAAATGGAGGATGTAAAATCAGGAGAGCAGTTATTAGTTTTTAATCGAAAGAAAGATGACGATGATGATGAAGAGGATGTGATTATTGTTAGAAATTAATTATGGAAATACATAGGATTCAAACTTTTAAAATTAATAATGTAAACAG